GTCTTTTTTACACGGTGTCAATTTGAAAAGTGCTAAAATATGACTGCTTTAGGATAAAATATAACAACTATGCCAGGAAGAAAACCGAAGCCCACAGCAATGTTAAAAGCTTCAGATACATATAGAACAGACAGACACGAGGACAGACTTGAAGTACAAGGTCGCCCGCAACTACCTACATACCAGAGTGCAGAGGAAACCTTCGAATGGTTGGTGCAGCACTTAGATGATTTAGGTGTAGTGGCAGAGCTTGATGCTATTGCTTTGTCAATGCTATCAGATGCGTGGGAAGATTATTGTGCAGCACGTGCAGTGATTAAAAGGCTAGGCCCTACCTATGCTACTACTACCCCACAAGGTGACGAGATGCACCGACCTCGACCAGAGCTTGCAATGATGAACGGCTCTTGGGACAGATTAAAAAAGATGCTGCCGGAGTTTGGACTTACGGCAGCCGCAAGAGCCAAGCTTAGTGCACCAGAGAAAATTGAAAGCTTAGAAGATTTATTAGGAGGACAATAATGTTAGACCATAACAAAGCAGACCGCGTCATTAAATTTATTGAACGCGTATGTACACACGTAAAAGGCGACTTAGCCGGCAAGCCGTTTATGCTTGAGGAGTGGCAAATCGATTACATCAAAAAATTATTTGGTACGGTAAACCAAGACGGCACACGACAGTACCGCACCTCTTTTGTATTCATACCTCGTAAGAACGGGAAGAGTAACCTGCTTGCTGCAATTGGTTTGGCTTTGCTTTTTGTAGAGAAGGAGCCTGGCGCAGAGATTTATGTATGTGCATCGTCTCGCGATCAAGCTAACGCGATTTTTGAGGTGTGTAAGCAAATGATACGGAACCAGCCAATACTTGAAAGAGGTTGTAAGGTGTATCGAAATTCAATTGTACTTAACGGCACCAACTCATTCCTAAAAGCGGTAGCTGCAGATGCTGGGGTTCTTCACGGTAGTAATGCCAGTGCGGTACTTTACGACGAAGTGCATACTGCTAAGAATCGTGAGCTGTGGGACGTAATGAGCACGTCTATGGGTGCAAGGTCGCAGCCTTTAATGTTTGGTATATCTACCGCTGGAATGTTCGACCCTAACTCTGTATGCTATGAGCTGTACGATTACGGTAAGAAAGTACGTGACGGTATTATTGAAGACCGCACCTTTTTGCCTTTAATATATGAAGCAGCACCGGAGGACGACATACACGAAGTGGCCACCTGGAAGAAGGCTAACCCGAATTTTGGTATCAGTATTAAGCCTGAGTATTTTGAAAAGATGAGCCAGGAGGCAAAGACCTTGCCCTCAACCGAGATTGCTTTCAGACAGCTGCACCTTAATCAGTGGGTAAACTCTTTGAGTGGTTGGATACCGGACGATGAATGGATGCAGAGTGCAGGTGAAGTGAATTTATCAGAGCTTAAGGGACGCCCTTGTTTTGGTGGTTTGGATCTTGCAGCAGTAGAAGATGTTACAGCTTTCGTGCTTATTTTTCCTTGGGACGACGGCAGTATAAAGGTGTTGCCTTACCTATTTGTAAGTGAAGCAGCGGTAGAACGCCGCAGGAAGCAAACAGGAGGCTCCTACGACAACTTCGTAGCTAAAGGTGAGCTTATAGTAACGGACGGTAATTCGACCGACTACGGTGTAATTAAACGTAAAATCATAGAAGCTGCAGAGCTGTTTGACGTGCAGTCTATTGCATTTGACCGGTGGAACTCTAATGCATTGGTACAGCAGTTGACTGACGAAGGTATAGAGATGGACCCGTTTGGCCAGGGCTTTATATCTATGACAAGCCCGATCAAGAATGCTGAGGTATTGGTCAAGAAACAGCTGTTGCACCACGGCGGTCATTCGATGTTGCGGTGGATGGTCGGTAATGTAGTAGTCAAGCGAGATGATGCAGAGAACGTGAAATTTTCGAAAGCTAAAGCCGGTGATAAGATTGACGGCATTATTGCAATGGTCATGGCTTTGGGTGAAAAAATGACGGTTGAAAACTCAGATGTCAGCAGGGTGAGCACCTATGAAACGCAAGGTTTAAGGTTCTTGTAAGCGCTTAGCTTATGAACGAAATACCGTTAGTTTTCTTTTTCTTCTCCTTATATATATAGGAAAAAAAATAAAAAACGATGTTTTTCACGCTGTATTTCTTTATGCTCGTGCGTCTATCGCCGCACTTGCATAAACAAATAAAGACCCGGTGTGTAAATAATTTTCTCAGGATAAAATAATTTTTCCTATATTCAGCTAACAACAACAAACAAAGTGTTATGGAAAAATTTATGGTCGGGGATTACATCCTCAGTAAAAGGTTCGGATGGCAGTACCGGATATATGCTATTAAGAACGGAAGTATCTACATTCAGGATGTAGTAAAGGAAAATTTAAGGCTTGCCTTTAGTCGGTCAGCTTTAGCTTTACGGATCAAGAATGAAGTTTATTTGCATTCACCGCATCCTTTCTAGTATTTCTTTTTGGTTTTAGATTGTTAGACTTATGTTAAGCGGTGCGCCTCGTCATTAATTTGACGGGGCTTTTTTTATACCGTTGAGTGATACTTATATTTGTTATGTAATTACAACGTACAGACGACCTTATGGCCGAAAATCAGAACTTGTTCGGGAGAATCTTAAGTGCATTTCGTGCATCTCCTAACACGCCTTCAACGTCATTAGCAAACCCAGCTTCTTGGATGTTTGACGGTTCGGCATCTAAAACCGGTATTGCAATCACTGAAGAAAGCGCCATGCGCCTTTCAGCGGTATTCGGTGCGGTTCGTGTTATTTCTGAGACTATAGCTTCACTTCCTTGGGACGTAAAGCGCGATATAGACAAAAGCACTGAGACAGCTTCAGCACACCCGATAAACAAATTGATTCATGCACCTAATGGCATGATGACGGATTTTAATTTCCGCGAGGTATGTCAAGCGCATCTTTGTCTACACGGTAATGCATTCATCGCGATCCGACGCAACGAAGCAGGACAACCTGTAAAGCTTATCCCTGTGCATCCCGATCGGGTTGAGGTTAAAGTGTATCAAGACGAAAAGTTTTATACTATTGACCAGGGTAAGGAAACTTTTGACGATACCGAGATGATTCATATTGTCGGTCTAAGCTTTGATGGTGTAGTCGGCAAGAGTGTTATTGAAGCAGCAAGAGAAAGCATAGGCCTTGGTTTAGCAGCTGACCAGTTCGGCGGCTCATTCTTTGGCAACGGTGCAAACGTGTCAGCGGTGTTGACACACCCTGGTAAACTATCAGACGAAGCCTACAAGCGCCTTATGGCATCTTGGCAGCGCCGTTACTCTGGTATGGACAACTCGCACAAAACCGCAATTTTAGAGGAAGGCATGAGCTTAACTAAAGTGAGCATTTCACCGAGTGAGTCGCAGTTCTTAGAGACGCGTAAGTTTGGTGTAGAAGACATTGCGCGCTTCTTCCGTATTCCTTTAGCTTACTTAGGTTCTTTAGAAAACTCATCGACCAGAGCAAACATTGAAGAGCAGGGCATCCAGTTCCAGCGCAATACTATTTTGCCTTGGGTAAAACGTTGGGAGGCTGAATTCAACAGAAAGCTTTTCCCTGGTGACGATAATTATTACATCCGTATGAATATGGACGGGCTGTTACGCGGTGACATTTCAAGCCGCTACAGCTCATACGCAACAGCAAGACAGTGGGGCTGGCTATCAGTAAATGATATACGCTACTACGAAGGTATGGACCCGATCGACGGTGGAGATGTTTACTTACAGCCATTGAATATGATTCAAGCCGGTGCAGATAATACGATTGACTAATGCCGTACAATAACTACCCAAAAGCAGCAAGTGAAAACGCACAGCGCGCTCTTGACCATAAGGAAAAGAACGGCAGCAAGTGTGGTACGCCTGTAGGCTGGGCACGCGCTAACCAGTTGGCGTCTCGCGAAAGCATTAGCGACGAGACCGTTGTTAGGACGTATTCTTTTTTAAGCCGCGCAGGGGTTTACGACCAAGGGCGCTTTACCGATGAAGATGGTAAAGAGATTTGCGGCTCTATTATGTATGCAGCCTGGGGAGGTGATGAAATGCTCCGCTGGTGCAAAAGAACGATTGAACAGATGGAAGATAATAAAAGACATATCAAATCTGTGGTTGAGACAGATGAAGAAATTGTCATCACGTTTGGCAAAGGTGAAATGCCTGAGGCCTCTGAGCCTGTAGACGAAAGCGGCTACGACGAAGAAGAGCGTGCTGAGCCTAATGAATTGAAAGTAGGTGACTTTGTACGCTGGAACTCTTCAGGAGGTAAAGCACATGGGGTTATTATTAGAATAGCACGTGACGGCAAGGTGACGGCAGACAGTGGCTTTGAAGTAACCGGTACGGAAGACGACCCGGCTGCTTTGATCAGAATTTACCGCTACAACGCGGAGGAAGATGCATTTATTGAGCGCAAGCCTGCTTTGAATGTAGCACACAAGTTTAGTGCTATTGAAAAGTACGATGCTGAGGTACGTAGCCATTCTGCTATTATAGAAAAGCGTGAATTCAGAATGGAAGAAGTAGAGCGCGAAGGCAGAACCATTAGAGGTTATGCTGCAGTGTACAATTCAGACTCTGAATGGATGGGCGGCTTTTACGAGCAAATCGAGCGTGGTGCTTTTGATGACGTAATGAACGACGACACAAGAGCTTACTTTAACCACGACGAGTCTTTACTATTGGGCCGTGTGTCAAGCGGCACATTACGTATTGGTACAGATGCTCGTGGGTTGTACTATGAAGTAGACCTACCAAATACAAGTTATGCTAATGACTTGATTGAATTGATGAAGCGCGGCGACGTGAACCAAAGCTCGTTTGCGTTTTTGATTGACCGTGACCGCTGGGAAGAGCGCGACGGCAAGACATACAGAATTATTGAAAAAGTATCGAGGCTGCTTGATGTCTCCCCGGTATCGCAACCTGCATACCCGGCAGCAACAAGTGAGCTCGTACAGAGAAATAATACACCTGAGTCAGAAGGTGCAGAAGTAGAAGCTACAGCAGCTACTGAAGAAGTGTCTGACATTGAAATCTTTGAATATAAACTAAAACTTTTAAAACTCGATTAGTATGAAAAATATCGAATTAAGAGGACGTCGTGCACAGCTCATCAAAGATGCTGACGCAATTGTAGCTGCTGCACAGGCGGAAGGTCGCTCAATGACGGGCGAAGAAAAGTCTAAGTTTGAAGCTATCGAAGCTGATGCTCGTGGCTTGAAACAAGAAATTGAAATCATCGAGCGCAATGCTGAGATGAAAAAAGAATTAGCATCTGTAGAAGGTGAAGCTCGTGCAGCTGCTCCTAAAGCAAATGCTTCTGAAGCTTTCGGTAAATACCTACGTCACGGCTTTGCTGCTTTGACTGCTGAAGAGCGTTCTATGATTCAAAAAAGAGGGACTGCTACACAAGTGGCAGGAACTGACAATTTAGGTGGATACCTCGTGCCTCAAGAGTTCAGCAATGAGCTTGACATGGCTACAGAGTTCACTGGTGAAGTTGAGCGTTTGGCTAAAAAGCTAAACACTGCAGGCGGTGGCTTGTTGGATTACCCAACATTGAACGATACAGCTACAGATGCAAACTTGGTTTCTGAAGCTGCTGCAGTAACTGTACAAGACATGACGTTTGGAAACAAGCAATTGTCAGCTTACAACTACAGCTCTTTGGTGAAAGTATCTCAGCAGTTGTTGCAAGATTCTGCTTTCGACTTGAATTCGTTCTTGGTTGAGGCTATGGGTGAGCGTATCGCTCGTGCAACTAACGCAGCCTTCACTACTGGTACAGGTTCATCTCAGCCACAAGGTATTATCACTGGTTCTGCAGCTGGCAAAACGGCAGCTTCAGCAACAGCGATTACTGCGGATGAAATTTTAGATCTTATCTACAGCATCGATAGCAGCTACCGCAACAAGCCTACATTTGGTTTGATGGCTCACGACAACGTGATTGCTGCCGTTCGTGCTTTGGGTCTAGGGTCAAGCAACGATTTCCCAGTATTTGTACCGAGCATGGCTCAAGGCGAGCCAGACCGTATTTTCGGTGTTCCAGTATACGTGAACAACGATATGGAGTCTAGCATCGCGACTGGTAAGAAAACAATTTTGGCTGCTGACTTCAGCAAGTTCGTAGTACGTAACGCTGGTGGTATCCAGATGCTACGTCTTAACGAACGTTTCGCCGACGAGCTCGAAGTTGGTTTCGTTTCTTGGAAACGTTCTGACTCTGCTGTTCTTGACAGCCGTGCAGTTAAACACTTGGTACAAGCTTAATGAAGGTTGTATTTAAGAAGAATATCTCTGGTACAGGGTTCCGCTTCCGCATTGGGCAGGAGGCGGAACTCCCCAGCGATATGGCAAAGGATTTTTTGCAAGCTGGCTTTTGTGACCCGGTAGCGGAGCCACCGAAGAAGCGTGCTAAAAAGAGCGTGTCAAAACCTAAAGCAAAAGAAACTAGATAATGGCTTACTCGATTGTAACAGCAGCGGCTAGCGAACCAATTACCTTAGCGGAAGCTAAGGCTTTTTTGCGTGTAGATGGTTCAGACGATGACGACCTCATCAATGCACTTATTAGTGCTGCACGTGAGATGTGCGAGCAGTATACACGCCGCATATTGGTTACGACGACGGTAGACGAATACTTTGACGGCTTCCCTAATTATAAGGATGCAGTGTCTAAAGATATTATTTACTTGTCGCGTGGTCCTGTGCAATCGATTACAAGTGTGAAGTATGTTGATGAAATCGGATCAGAAGAAACAGTAGCTTCTTCTTATTACGTTTCAGATATTATTTCAGAGCCAGCTCGTATAGCTTCAACTGCTGGATGGTTTGCGACAAACGGCATCATCAATCAGGTTATCGTACGCTATACCGTAGGAACAAGCGTAGCTGACATCCCAAAGCCTTTAAAGCAAGGGATGCTACTTATTATTAGTGAGCTTTACGATAATCGTGGTGACCGAGTGAGACAATTACCTACTGCTTCAGAGTATCTGTTTAACCCGTTCCGCATCTTTACCTTTTAATGATTGACCAGGCAGGACAATTAGACCGACGTATAACTCTCCAGACATTCAGTGAAACTACTGATGCTTTTGGTCAAGAGGTAAAGTCGTATTCTACTTTGGCAACTGTATGGGCTAAGGTCGTTGAAAAGGTGGGTAAGGAGTCTGAAGAAGGCGATATAATAGCTGCTACTAAAAAAGTAGAGTTTATGATTCGCTACCGTACAGATGTTAATGAACAAATGCGTATATCATACAACAGCAATATATATAAAATTAAAGCCATACAGTCGGCTGATGCGCGTAAAGCGTTTTTGAAGATTGTATGTCTTTGGTCTGATGCGCAGTAATGGAAAAGGTAAGGGTTAGTGTAGAAGGCGCTGAGGAGGTTATGCGTAAGCTTAAAAGACTCGACGACCGTATTACTAAAAAGATACTTAAAAAGGTTGCTAGGGAGTCTTTAAAGCCTATGGTGCAGTCTTATAAAAGAAACATCAAAAACTCAGACGAGACTTTTGTGGTTTATAAGGAAGGGCGTATATATGCTGAAATTTTACCTGGTCAACTTAAAAGAAGTGTAGGTGTTAAGTTTCCTAGAAGATACAACACAGGCAATAACTTTTACGCTTCTGTAGGTCCACGTAGGTCAGGTGCTTTTAAGGATAAAAATAAAGGTGGTTGGTATGCGGGCTTTATTAATTTTGGTTGGCTACAAGTACCTGATGGCTCAGGGGGAAAAAGTGATTATACTGGACAAAATGAAAATTTTGCACAGAAGTCTCAGAGCGGTGCAAAGAATCGAGTACGATTTAAATTTGTGAAAACCTTAAAAACCAAGGTTGATAAGGAAATTAAAAAGCTGAAATTTGGGCAGCGTGTAGGTTTGAAATGATAGGTAAGGTTATAAAATACAAGTTTGATAATACAGCTAGCTTAAACAACGTTTTTGCTGGTAGAGTATATCCTTTGGTCGGTGCTCAAACAAGTGCTCGACCTTTTTGCATTTATGATCTGACTAGCTTAAGAACTGAAGGCTCAAAAGATGCGGACAGCCATATTGATATAGCAAATATCGAGCTTAATTTAGTAGGGGATAGTTACAGTGTGTTACAGACCGCTGTAGAAAATATACGCACAGCTTTTGTGCGAATGAAGGAAACAATTGAGGGTGTTGAGGTACAATCGTGTGGCTTTGATTCACAGTCAGAAGTATTCAACGTTGACGAGGAAACTTATACAGTCTCAGTTGATTTAGTGTTTAGAATAGTAAGATAATAAAACGTAATTAAGATGGCAGCAAGTACATCAGTAATGAATAGCACCGATGTTGTAGTACGCATCGGTACCGACGGCGCAACGTATGAAACCGTAGGTAAAATGACCAACGCTTCTCTAAGCGTAACTATGGCCACTCGTGATACTTCTACAAAAGACAGCTCTGGCTGGATGGAAGTATTAGAAGGCCAGAAATCTTGGACGCTATCGGGCGAAGGTCTGGTAGTGTATAACAACAGCGGCAAGGCAACACCGGACGATATTTACGACCACTTGTCAGGACGCACGTTGATTTACATTGAGTTTGGTAGTGAATCTACTGACGAAAAATACTACAGCGGTACGGGATACTTCACAGAGTTCTCTACTGATGCGGGAATGGAAGACAATGCAACTTTCAGCTTTTCGTTCCAAGGTACTGGTACCTTGACTCAAGGAACTCAAGCATAACCATTAAGGGGGGCTTCGGCTCCCCTTATAACACACAATAACAATGACAACACAACTAGTAAAAGTAGGGGAAGATACCTACCCGGTAAAGTACGGATTTAATGCACTTCGCTTGTTTTGTAATGCAAGCGGTATGGAGTTGCAGGATCTTGAAACGCTAGGCTCAAGTATGAAAATTGACCACGCTATAAACTTAGTGTGGGCTGGAATGAAAGACGGTGCAAGAGCAGAAAAGAAAGATTTTGATTTAACACCTGAAGACATTGCAGACTTAATGGATGAAGACAGCAGCTTGATTAATCAATGTATGGAGCTTTTTGTTTCTTCATTTATTAAACCAGCAAGCGGCGAAAAAAAGTAAGTACCCAAGCCTCTGAATCTCTTGACTGGGATGTACTGGAAGCTATAGGCTTGGGTGAGATGGGAATGACTGTGGAAGAGTTTTACAATATAACTCCACGTCAATTTCAAAACAAAAGAGAAGGCTTTCAGAAGCAAATGCAGTACCATACTGAATTGCTGTGGGAGACGACAAGGTGGCAAGCAGCAGTAAATGTTGCACCACATACAAAAAGAAAAGTAAGCCCTAAAGACCTGGCTGCGTTCCCTTGGGACAGTAGAAAGCGAGTACATAAGGCTGCAACATACGAAGAGGTACAAGAAGCATTAACAAAGGTGTTTGGTAAATGAGTCGTCAAGACATAGATTTTAAAATTGGTGCGGACTTAAAGCAGTTCCGCACAGCAATGGGAAATGTAGACCACAGCTTAAAAAAGCTAAGTGGTGGTTTTGGCGCTTTAGGTGGTGTCATCGGCGCTTCTTTTGCTGTAGATGCGATAAGACAATTTGTTTCTGAGTCTGTAGAGCTTGCCAACCAAGCAGAAGGTGTTAAGGCAGCATTCGATCGTATTAACGACCCTGAGCTTTTAAGTGATTTGCGTACAGCAACGCGAGGTACTATTGACGACCTCGAGTTGATGAAAGCAGCAGTAAAAGCTAAAAACTTCAATATCCCACTTGAGCAGCTCGGTAATCTTTTAGGCTTTGCACAACAGCGTGCAACAGAAACAGGAGAAAGTATTGATTATATGGCCGAGAGTATTGTACTCGGTATTGCTCGGAAAAGTATACCTATTCTTGATAACCTTGGCTTTAGTGCTACAGAGGTAAGAGAAGAGTTTGGTAAGACCGGCGATATGGCCACAGCTGTGGGTAATATCATTGAACGTCAGATGGGAAATGCTGGCGAGCGCACACTTACTACATCGGAGCTTATAGCACAGCAGCGCGCAGAAATCACAAACTTAAAAATAGCTGTAGGTGAGCAGCTGCAACCCGTTTATAATGCATTTTTAAACGAGGTTAAAGGCGGCTTAAACTCAATTAATACGCTAATGTCCGATCAAATATCGGGCGTAGAGCGTATGGCGTATATTGCTTCTTTTTTCCAAGGCACACAAGGTGAGGTATTGCGTGTTTATCTCAACGCACAAAAAGAAGCAAGAGTAGCTGTAGCTGAGCATGAAGCAGCACAAGCAGCTTTAGGTACTCAAACAGATAAAACAACAACTTCAACAGACGGACTTGCAAATACATTTGAGAAGACGCGCAACGAGGCGTACTTCTACACGGAGGCCATTCACCGCTTAAAAGAAGCGCATAATATGCTGGGCACTGCACAAGGTGCAACGCTACAGCCGATGTTGCAGACTACTGGGGAAATAGCACAAGCAGGCTTTGATGCTTTTATAGCATTTGAGGAGCTTGGGCAAAGCATTGGTAGTACTTTATCCTCTGCCTTTGATGCGGCACTTATTAGCGGTGAGGACTTCTTTACTGTATTCCTACAAGGCTTAAAGCAAATGCTTGCACAGATTGCAGCTACCATAGCAGCAGCATTGATACTATCAGTTGTTTTAGCGGCTGCTACAGGCGGTTTAATGGGTTTGTCGGCCCAAAGTATAGGTACAGCATTTAAACACTTTGCAGGCCCTACTATGGGTGTACCAAGCTTTGGTATAAATGGTGGCCTGGGCAATGTGATGCAAAATGGTGTACAAGTATTCGGAACCATTAGAGGTGAAGACATTTTCTTAAGCAATGAGCGTGCTGGTAGAAATAGAAACAGATTAAGTGGTATAGGAGGATAATGGCAAACCCAAAATTGTACAGCGAGTTCCGTAGCGATTACGGCGACTTTTATCTTATTGAGATTTGGGACGAGGACTATACTGGTTCGGATCCTGACCGGTTTAACATTACTAGTGCAGGCTTTGAGCTTAACTACACGGGTAAGACCGACAACATCTACAGTCCTGTAATAGGCTCAAGCGTGTCTTTAGGTATGTACATCCGCGATGCAGCAACACGCGCCTTTGCTTCAGACTTCAAAGAGTACCAAGAGGATAGATACTACATAAAAATCTGGAAAGGCAACTTCGATGGCCAGGATGCTGATACTTGGTACAACACTACCAAGGTTAGTGAGGACGGGCTGGTGATGTGGTTTACCGAATATGAGGAGGAAACCGTACACCTTGATTTCTTTTGGGGCGGCTACATCCTACAAGATGTGGTAAAGATAGAGGACGCCTCGGAGCCGTATGTGCTGCAATTATCCGCAAATGATGGTATAGCAAGACTAAAGAATTTGGATGGCTTAGAAGCCTTTGCAACAGTTAGAGGTGTATTTAGCAGCAGTATTGTACCCACAAGTATTTTCCCTAGCGAATATCCAGCTTTAAAAGTAGTAAGCAATTGGTGGAGCAACGAGCACACTTACAGCGCTACAGAAGACCCAACAGCTACGACCGCTGTAGATACTTCTGTTTTTCACACTTACAACTCAGATGGTTCAGTGCGCAAGGCATCTAAATACGAAGTGCTTGAAAACGTGTGTAAGGCCTTTGGTATGCGCTTTTACTATTCCAATGGTAGCTACAGAGCCGAGCAGATATTTCAGCGCGACAACGACAACATAACAGAGTTTAGCTATAAAGCCAACGGTAATTACATCGGCTACGAAACCGTAACGCGCGACAAGGCTATCGATCAAACGAGCAATAAGGCACGCTTGGCCGGTAACATCTACAACTTTTTGCCGGCAGTTAATAAAACAAGCATTCAAACCGATGAGGCAGATGTTGACTATGCAGGCCTTATAAGCAACCAAACTACGCAGCCGACGCTTGACCTAGGCTTCACCGTTTCCGATCCACAAAACTGGCTGGAAATAAACTTTAAGTACAACGCCGAGCTTGAGATAAATACCAATGTAAACAATACGAAGATTTGGTATGTGATTGATTTGGACATTAGCATTGATGACGGCACAACGGTGTACTACCTAAAGCGTGACCACACGGGTATTACTCCTAATGTACCGGTGTGGACAACAACGCAAGCAGGTAGTGGCTACCAGGTATTGGTAGGGCCGTTTATAGAAAATGTGCAGAGCCCTTATTCTACGCCGATGCTTGAAACACACAGCACCACGGTAAACATCATCACGCCTACCTTGCCACAAGACGGCGATATAGAGGTGCAGTTTAATAGCAATAAATGGATAACAAAGACGGGTGCTACACGTACCATAAACGCTAACAACGATGATAGTTGGCAGACAACACTTATCTCTATTGTAAAGGGCAATGGTAATCCTGGCCACTTTGTACAAGCTGAGGTAACTAATGCCGATGTAGATAGCGGCTTGGTGTACGACCTTGGCACTACCAAGGTATTCAACGGCAACGGTAATAGAGGAAGTATCTACTACCGTCCAGCGGGTACATTAAACCATATACGCACAACGGGCTTTAGAGAGGGCAACAGCGGCAGCTACATCACCGCACAGCGTTTGCTGGTAAACGAAACGCTTGCGCTGATGAACAGCCCTATAGAAAAGTACCAAGGGCAGATATTTAGTAGCCACCACTTTATGACGCGCCTGGTGTTTGACAGCAAAAACTGGTTGCAGCTTGGCGGTAGGTTTAGCGCAAGAGAGGATACTTGGGACGGTGAATGGTTCGCCATTTCTAAAGAAACCATATCTATCACTAATACAGACGATGGTGTAGCAGCACCTCCAGTATTTAGTGTTGGGGCTTCTTCTATTCGTGGGCGTATGTCCTTAGCAGCGATAGATACTACAGACTTCAGTGCAGTAGATGCTGAAGTGAGCAACGACCTTGGTGTTGTGGGCAATACTGATCTTAGCGGTACGTTGGACGTGGCTGGCAACACGGACATCACCGGCACTTTGGATGTGACGGGTGCCAGTACATTGGCAACCACATCGGTTGGCGAGTTTACAACGACTGGACGTGTGAACGTCACGTTGAATGAAATCACGGGAAATCCCGGTGGTAGTGAAACGATATCGGCGTCAAACAATTTCAATTTCATTGGTTTTGAAAGCGGTGAAAATGGAACGTACACCATCAATTTGCCACCATCTGAAGCGGGAATGATTCTCCGATTCAAGACGGACGACACCATCAGCAATCAAAAAGATATATCGTTGACACCGCAATCGGGCGAACGCATCGATGGTGAAGCGTCCTACACTATGGATAGACCCTACGACGGCATCACGCTCATGGGCGGGCCAAGTGGCGATTGGTTTGTGATTCAGAAAAAAGAGAAGTAATGCCGTCCAGTGATACTTATATTTACAAAACATACTAAAGACACAATGAATGAAGCAGTCTCAATTTTACTACCTCCTTCGGAGAGGGTTGCTCAAATCAATGTCAGTTGTTCGGGAGGGACTTGTGATGTTTAACAAGTTCACCACCGCTGGCATCACCCACCCCGCCCAAGGCTCGGCCGGGTTTGACGGGGCGAGTGATTACATCCAATTAAACGAGCCGTTCAGTTATACGAACCACACCATCGCGGCGTGGGTTTATGTTGAAGACACAAGTGCGGAAAAATTTATTTTTGGTGCGCGTGATACGTCAAACGATGGCATCGCGATTTGGACACCAAACGACGAAACAATCCGCTACAAAATAAACGACGTTTTCTTAACAAGTACCACGAGTGTAGCGGGACAATGGGCTTACATAACCGCTACTTATGACGGCACCACGCAACGCCTTTATATTGACGGCAGTCAAGAAACAAGCCAAGCGACAAGCAAAACAATCAGCACTACAACGGACGCAACAATCGGCAAAAACAATCTTGGAACCGACTACTACAACGGCAACCTCGCCAACGTCGCGATTTGGAACCGCGCGCTTTCAAGCGATGAGATTAACGCCGTGATGTGGAAAGGGTACCAGTCGCTAACGGACAATGAAAAAAGCGGTTTACAAGCGTGGTATTCTTTGGACGATGTGGCAAGCCCAGCGGCATCACTCGCGACAATGGAACAACTCGCAACGGATAAAGACGTAACAATAGAAAACAAGGCGGCCATCACG